AACCAAGAAGAGGCAGCTCAAGCCTGTAAAGTCCAACGTCCCTTCCAAAGTTAAGAAGGAAGTAGCCAAGTCAAAGCGCAAGGTGAAGAAGAAGGCTAAGGACAAGGCCCTTACTAAAAAGGAGCACAAATGAGACCAAAATCTATTACAGTTGACCCATTGTCAATTGCATTTTCTATTATGGTTGTGCTGTTCTACGCGACAGGAAAGATAGACGGGTGGGCTACCATGGCTATCCTATCAATGCGGATTACTTGCCCAATTACTTGGAGTTTGTGATACATGGTAAGTAGCCCACTGGCAACTATAGGCCTATCACTGATCGATTACCGTGTGCTTAAGAAATATCTAAGAGTCCCGAGACACTACCTACTTTACATCCTAGCTAGAAATAGGGACGGGTCACTACGGCACGTCCCTGCTACTATGGGTGAGGTTGTACGCGGTACTCATAAATGGTTAAAGGAGTCATTAATGATTAATAAGGAAGACCCGAAGGTCAGCTTTATCCGGGCGCACGGCGTGCCACCGCAGTACGCACAGCCTTCTTACCCGCTGCCTAAGTGTGCAGGCCAGACCTTGAACCTGTACCATGAAATGCTCACTAAGATCAATGGCCTGTCGAAGGCTGGTAAAGTTCTGTACTTCTACAGTGAGTTCGAGGAGCAGGCCATGATCGCCGCAACCAACCTGATCAAGAAGGCGCTGGACACGTCACCGATTAGGGCCAGTACAGCCATGATGGACTTTCCTACCATCATGGATAACCGGCGCAAGTTCGAGGGCAGGCAGGAGAAGGCAGAGAACACCCAGCTTTCATGCTTCTATCTTCTAGGTACTGAGTACGTGTCAGAGTCTGGGTTTACTGAGGCTCACCTTGGGCAGTTGGTACGGAAGCGTAGGGTGGCAGGTAAGACGACTATTCTGGTAAGCCACCTGACGCCTATGGAGTTCGAGCATAGGTACCACATGAGTCTCGAATCATTCGGCGCTGTCACGCTTAAGTTCAATGACGAGAAAAGCGTAGCGGCCACAATCAGCTCACTGCTTAAAGAGCTGCACGACATGGAGGCTTAGTGAACATTCTAGAGCTGGTCGATGCCAAGGGCTTAGACTACATTCATAAGACCGAAGATGAGATCGCAATAACCTGCCCAAACTCTGGTGCGCATCAGGGAGGGCAGGATTCTAAGCCTTCCTTTGATATAAACCTGAGTGGTAAAGGTGCCGGTTGCTTTGCATGTGGCTATCGTCTTGGCCCTGACCAGCTGCTGAAATGGCTTTTAGGAGAAGCTTTAGATGACACGAGCATGAGAGCTATGGCGCTCCGTGCTAAGATCGGCAGGATGAGGGCAGAGCAGAGCACTGCTAAAGAATACGATGAGGTATTCTTCCCTCCCGGTGTGCCGTGGGAAGAGGACGGGTACCGTGGCATATCTCTGGAGACTTATCAGATGCTTGGGGCTGTACACGTTACTCGAGGCCGTTACCAAAACCGCATAGCGTTTCCTGTGTACGTAAGAGGTGAACTGCAGGGAGTTGACGCTCGTACTCTTGGTGATGACCAACCTAAGTACTTACGCAACAAGAACTCAACATGCAAATCAACGTGGCTGTACCCATTTGACGTAGTGGCTGGGATGGTGAAGGATATGCCTGAGGGAGAGCGGTACGTTATACTTGGTGAGGGTATCTTCCACGCAATCGGAGCGTACGATAAAGGGTTTCCTGCCTTATCGTTCTTCGGAGTTAACAACTTTTCAATGAACAAAGTGCGTATGCTTATATCACTTGGCATAGATGAGATAATATTCTTTGCTGACAATGATGTGGCTGGGCGTAAAGCGGAGCAGCTAATACTATCAATGTGCCAAGACTGGTTCAAGATTACTACAGCTGACGTAGCATGGATAGATGACGGTAGGGACTTAGGTGACTTAACGAAAGAAGAGATACAGCACTGTCTAAATGGGCGATATGTACCTAGATTACCTATATGTCTTCCTCTGGCGAAGAAAGTAGAGTATGGTTCTAAGTGCGGGTTGCGAAGGTGCTGTCATTGGGAGTTTGGAAAATGTGCTAATCTCCTTTGGGCACCTCAATTATAGACCAACCTATAGTGTTCTTAGCTACGGTTGAGGTCACATTAGGGTTGGTCTTTACAGGCCCTTTACCTATGCGAGCTCTAAGCGCTCCGTAAGATATGTTAAGGTCAGCACAGAAGCTCTGAAGCCCTCCGCATACAGTGAATACTTCCCCAGATGGGGACGTTATTGTGTATGTTTTAGCTAGATGGTGGGTAGGACCTGCTGCGCTGGTACCTCTAAGTTTCCTTGTCGCTACCATCTTAGCACCTGCGATCTTATAAGTGCCGTTGGCCATCTTAGTTTCTGTAGCCTTAGCAGCTGCGGTCTTATCAGTGCCGTTGGCTCTCTTAGTCTCTATAGCCTTGGCCACCGCAACCAATAAAGTGCCGTTGGCTCGCATAGTAGCTATCCTTTTTTCTGAAGCAAGCTTATCAGTACCATTGGCTCTCTTAGTCCCCAGAGCCTTAGCAGCTGCGATCTTATTGGTGCCGTTGGCTCGCTTGGTAGCTACCATCTTAGCTGCGGCAGTAACGTAGGAGCCGTTGGCTCGTCTAGTGGCTATGATCTTGGCGGTAATTTCAGTCGTGTAGCTGCGGCAGTCGCCGCCAAGGGTGGAGTTCAACCCATTATAGTAAGAGTCATAGAGTTCTATGAAGTAGACCTCAAGTTCCCCTAGCTCATGCCTTGTGTGCTTCCCTTGGTACAGGGTAGCAAACGTAATCGAAGCTGCCCCGTACTTTCTGATACAGTTAGGGAAACAGCTAGTAATGCTAGGTTTATTGATCGCAGCGCTAAGGTGCTGTTGCCATCTGTATTCAGGTTTTTGAAAAGTCATCCCAATATAAACTTTTCCATTACCAGAGCAGGTTGCTTTGTAAATTGTACCTAATTTTCGTTTCATAGTATTCACCTCTACATTATTATATGCAGGTTGATGCATATTTTTATTAAGGAAATGTATGATTAAATCAAAACTATCCGTGTACCCAAAGATACTTATTGTATTCGACTCACCGCAAAGCAAGGTCTGGGTAGATCGCCAGCAAGTGACTCAAGACGGTATCGGCGCGTTCCTAGGCCACTTTATGTCAGCCGGTGTAAATCTATCGGATGAGGTGTCGGCTGTGTGCCTGTCAGACTCGTTCGCCGCTAAAGCAGTTCACTACAAAGAGAAGGAGCCTTACTTTCGAGAGCTAATTGAGACTCACGCATTCAACGTAATAGTCCCTGTAGGAGCTAAGGCGTTTGAGCGGGTCATGGACCAGAAAGGCATAGAGCGCTATTTCGGCAAGGTCGTAGAGTCTGAAATCTACAAGTGTAAAGTAATCCCCTGCCCAAACCCATCAATGGTTAGGTATAAACCAGAGATTAAAGAAGTACTGGCAGACGTAGTGAAGCTAATCGTATCTGAGAAGGAAGACTCAGAAGTAGTCAACGTTGTTACTAAGTCAGATACCGACTACAAGATCATCACCACGATGAAAGAGATTGATGAACTTATTAATCAGCTTGTATCAGCGCCTGCCATTGCGTTCGACTTGGAGACTACGGGATTCCAGCACAACGTGCACGAGATACTTACTGCGCAGTTAACTTGGAAGTCTGGGCAGTCAGTACTTATTCCGTCCACGTTCTATAAGAATCCAGACGGAACTAACAGATTCTGGTCTGACAAGCAATGGGCTGATATCACACGGCGGCTACGCACTGTGTTCATGCGCAAGGATGTACTTGTCATTGGCCACAACCTTAAGTTCGACTTGAAGTTCATAAACTTCCATTGGGGTGTGCCAATCCCTAAGCCTAAGAACCTCATGGACACTATGGTCATGTCGTTCCTTACGGACGAGAATTCAGCCAATGATCTTAAGTACTTGGCATGCCGAATGACAGACCTCGGTGACTATGAGTTCGAGCTAGAAAAGTATAAGAAGGCGTACTGCAAGTCCAATAAGATGAAGGTTGGTGACTTCAACTACGGCCTTATACCTTTTGACATTCTTGCGAAGTACGCGCTTACTGACACCGATGCCACCTTCAGGCTCTGGGAATTGTTCAAGCCTCTAATTGAAGTGGAGAACCAGCTCGGGCCTTTGACTATGCTTATGCGTTTTCTGTACACCACAGCACGGATGGAGCTGCGTGGCTGGCCGGTCGATGTAGAGTACGCCGAGAAGTACTTGGTAGAGTTGAACGGAAAGATCAAGGACGTAGAGGCCGACCTCTTGACTCACGAGAGCATAGAGAAAGCTACCCGCATCCTGTCCGTGATTCAACTGGCGAAGGATAACAAGAAACGCAAGACCAAGCTTACTGAGCTTAAGAAGCCGTTAGTGTTTAACCTTGGCTCTAATGACCATAAGCGTGTCCTGTTCTTTGACGTGCTAGGGTTGCCTATCGTTAAGTACACCAAGGCTAAGAACGAAGCAGGTAAACGGGTAACGCCGTCTACGGACAAGGAGGTAATTGCTAAGTGGGTATTTGACTTCCCGAAGCATAAGGAGTTTCTGGAGAAGATTCAGAACTTCTCAGAGTTACGGAAGATGAGGTCTACTTACGTAGAGGGTATACTGGCTAAGGTTGTCAAGCAGCCTGATGGTTCTTATCGTATATACCCGTTGTATAATATTATAGGGGCACTGACAGGTCGCCTATCGTCACGAAATCCCAACTTCATGAACCTTCCCGTACGTAATGCGGAAGCTAAGAACGTAAAACGCATCATCAAGGCACAGGCTGGCTGGGTACTGTTAGGAGCTGACTTGTCTGCTGCTGAAATGCGATGGGCTTGCATCTGTTCCAGTGATAAGAAGCTCATCGAAATCTTTAACTCCGGCGTTGACGTTCATGGCGCTATTGCTAAAGAGGTGTTCAACCTTGACTGTCACCCAAATGAAGTCAAGAAGATGTACCCAGAGCTTAGAGACATAGCTAAAACTATCCAGTTCTTGACCCTCTTCGGAGGTGGTGCTGAGACACTTGCGGTTAAAGTAAAAATCAGTGCCAAGCGCTCCAAGCAGATTCTGGAGCAGATCATGCAGGAGCTAGGGTTTGTTGAGAATTTAGGTAAGGAACCTGATCTCGATAAAGATGGGCTTCAAAAGACCGACAAGAAAACCGGAGAGTTGTTGGAAGTTGATGTGTGGGGTGACTACGACTTTGACCTTATGGCCACCAGCAAAGCAGCTCTCGAGAGGCTGATGAAGCAGTTCAGTATGCCTTTAGATAAGGCTATGAAGGTTATGTCGTCACGTAACAAAGTCAACGCACTCATGGCACAGTTCGAGATTGACCGCCGAGACGCACAGATCATACTTGACGCGTACTTTGATAAGTACAAAGGTGTTGCTAAGTTCATTGCTGATACGATTAACTTCACTAAGCAGTATGGGTACTCTCTATCGTTGCTTGGTAGAAAGCGCCGGGTGCCCGCCACGAAGTCCGACGATGAAGGTGTGGCTGAGCGCGGTATTCGTCAAGCGGTTAATGCCACTATCCAATCTATAGCTTCTGACGGTCTGATGACTAGTGCGTGCAACCTACAGGAACAAGAGTTCGAGGATGATAGGCATCCTATGCTTATGCTAGGCAGCATACACGATGCCCTGTACTTTGAAGTGCGCGAGGATTACCTTCTGCATGCTAGAGATATGGTTATCAAGTATATGACCCAGTTCCCAGAAGAAATCAACTCACCTATCCCTATGTGTAGCGATGCAGAGTGGGGTGAGGACTGGTCTGTCATGTCAGAAGAGTTTGGTGAAACCTTGGCGTTTGCGGTAGATGAATACGACGAAGATGAAGAGGAGGATGAAGCGGCGTGAAAAATAGGTATGAGGTATTAGATAACCACACGGTAATTTATATAGAAAGGCTATCTGGTGATATATTCGAGTTGCTTATTGACACGGAGGATTTACCTCTCCTTATAGACGGTCCTTCTGTCTATGTTAATACAAAGCATAAGTACGCAGTTGTGGACAAGTGGAAAAACGGTAAAAAGAAAAGTATATATGTTCATCGGTTAGTAACAAACGCACTAAAAGGTTTCGATGTTGATCACAAAAACCATAACGTACTTGACAATCGAAAAGTTAATCTCCACGTAGGCACTAAAAGTGATAACTTACAGAACCGAGCTGGTGCAGATTCTCGTAGCGTATCTAAGGTTCGTGGTGTGTCTTGGCACAAGAAAGCTAGGAAGTGGGTTGTCCAGTTGACTGTAAATGGTGAGGATTACTATTTGGGCCTACACACTTCACTACTAGAAGCAGAGAAAGTGGTTAAAGAAGCTAGGTCTAAGTTGATGCCTCATAGTAAAGAGTTCAGGGATTTGAGGGTAAGTAGAAATAAGGAGGACGAAGCGGCATGACCAACCCATTTAAACCTAAGTACAAAGAGTCACTTGAATTAAGTATCTACAGGCTCGTGGCGTATTGTAAATCTTGCAAGTGGTTCCACCCTAAGGGCAAAGATTTTTGTAATAACGGGGTGTGCCCAGTATGCGGGGAGGAGCTTACCCCAGAGGTGGGTAGGATAGAATACTTAATAACTTCCCACAGATTACAAGACGACACTAAAACAGCGCACCGCTTTGTCAGACGAAAGGATGAGAGTAGATGAGTGACACCAGCCCAACCGAAGTATACTGCGATGAATCAATGTGCAAGTTCAACTGCAGTGGAGAGTGCTGTGCTGAAGAGCTGAGCATTAGCATAGACCGTGAGTGTGAATCTTATGAGCCTAAATAAAGGCTCATTTCTCAGGGGCGATGAACAGAGCTGGATTTCCAGCTCACTGTTCTTCATGTGTATTAACAAGTTGTCGTTGAAAGACACGATCTACCATATCCCAAAGGGCGTGCACATATCCAATGAAGATTTGACTTACTATGCCGACCACATCTTGAATGAGCTGGAGCAAGTAGGTGTAACTTCGGAGGAGGAAACTGATGCGTACTTGTATGTTGAGAAGGTAGCAACCAAGCTCAAGGAATGGGCACGACAAGGACATGGCGTAAAAGTCATATAAGGAGCTGTATGCAAGAATTAAGAGTTCTACACATGGTAGGGGCAACGTCAGGTAGCAATGACAAAGTTGCTACTCTCAAAAACAATAAGTCGGATAAGCTGTGTGGCATGCTAGACATTTGCTACAACAACTTCCGCACCTATAGAGTTCAGCAGATCGAGATGCCAGACTCCTACAATACCGTGCAGCCTGACATCTATGTCGAGCTTTCCAGACTGGCTGAGCAGCTCGAGAAGCATGATACTAAACCGGGGGAGGCAAAGGCTCTTATCAAGAACCTGCTGAGTAAGTGTACTGAAGAGAACGCGGGGATGGTTGCTCGTATTTTTAAGAAGGACTTGAAGATTGGCATCAATGTCAGTTCAATTAACAAAGCGTTCCCCGGCTTGATTCCAGATTTCAAATGCCAACTGGCACATCCGGTAGAGAAGGTCAAGTACGATAAGAAGACTGACACGTACATCGAGATCAATAATTGGCATAGGGTTAAATTCCCTGTGGGCATTGAGACTAAGCTTGACGGAATGCGAATCCTCGCAGTGTGCGAAGGCGACCACGTTAACTACTTCTCACGCGAGGGCCTTGAGTACGACACGCTAGACTTCCTGTCACCTCAGATTCTGCGCATGCGGCCCGGAACAAAGTTCGTACTTGATGGTGAGATCATTGGAACCACCCTCAACCCTAATTGCAAAGCCGCAGTAAAGGCTGTCGAGGCAGGCAAGCACTTCGAGTTTGCCCAAGGCCTTAGCATGGCACGTACTGGTAACATGGGGTCAGGCACCCCGTATCCTGTGGAGGAAATGAAAGCGCACA